CGGAAAGGTGAAGGTTTAGGCTCTGGTTTCTTAAGGTTATTAATCCTTCCCTCCACACACGCTTCCTCCCCTGCCTTATTTAAAACAGGGGCAAAAGCGCCATGAACCAGTGGGCTCATGAACGCTGACAACTTTGGTCTCGCTTCCTGATCGAACTCCAAGGGTTTGTACTGGTAAGCCCGCACGCCCTGAGCCACGGGAAAGACCGTGGGGCGCACAGAAGGGCCAACCTTCCGATGGTATTCCGTCAGTACAACTGCAGACGAACGGTCGTCTTTGATCCAGCTGGCGGTCGTCGGTAACATAAGATGAGTTGTTCCGAGACGCGCAGCTGATGCGATGCAATCATCGACTGTAGACTGCACTGTGGCACTAAGCCAACTGTCAGGTCTAGCAGTCGTGGTATATGGTGTTCCATCTTTATCAACGACATTGAATCTCACAAACGGTGTGCCATCTTGGGCACGAATTATTGGTTGAAACCGATTGAGAGACTGTTCATCCAATAACAACTTAGGGATCCATGAGGTAAAAATACCCCACTTTCTCATAGGCGATAGGAGGATGAGTTGTCTATGCTTGCCAACTTGTTTTCTTTCCACGGCGTATGCGACAGCGCAATACGGCACACCAAACATTGTTCGGTAGGCTATAAGGCTGTCTTGAGCGTAGGTCCATAGATGATGTTCATACGAACCTCCACCGGCCACAAAGGTCTTTAAAGTCCCCTTGTCAGTGAAGTAGAAACTCGTATCATCTTGTCCAGCGCTCGTAGCCATTTCTGGCACCACGGTATAGATCAAAATTGGCTTAGCTTGCTTCGTCAACATATCTGGCATATCCAAATAATAGTCGAGGTCGCAAAGATAAAGTAGTTCATCACTAGAAGGCGCATCACATCTATTTGATGCATTAACGTCCTTAGCCCAGAACCACTGGCGAGAGCCCCGTAGGCCACGTCTTTGATCAGAACGTGACATACCAACAACGTACATTTCGACCCCCATATGACGACACATGGTTTGCGCGAAACGCGTCGCGGTAGTTCTCAAGCCAGCAGCCGAGGCGTGCGTATGACCCGGGGTAAGCACAACCGGGTCAATCTCGTTCGAGGTGAACGCATCACGAGCGAGATCAGATTCAATATCTGGTCGCTCGGACACGTACTCCCCAAGAAAAGAAACAAAAACTCGTAAACTCTCCTTCTTCGACACCACATAAGCCAAGGTGGCCGCAGCTCCCAAGGCTCCAAAATACAATATTTTGCGTGATGGCGGCATCGTGTGATCA